GATTAAGGAAATCAAGAAAGGCTTGGATTGGAACATAAGAAATGTGGTTGGCTGCATAGTCAGCCACGTTCATTCAGACCACAGCAAGTCAGTAAAGGATTTTAAAGCTATGGGAATACCAGTATTTGCCCCATACATAAGCGAAAAACCTATGAAAATTGGTAATGAAGATTTTAGAGTACAGGCATTTGACCTAACAACAATAGATGGAAACTGGACACATACTAATGCAGACGGAACGCCTTGCCCGATATTCGGCTTTCTGATAACTCACAAGGAAATAGGGAGAATGCTTTATGTTACCGATTGTGAATTAATCAAGTGGAAATTTAAAGACATAAACCACATTCTCTTAGGTGTGAATTATGACAAGGATTTAATCGACAGGGATAACACAGGCAAAGCTAATCACGTTTTCAGAGGTCACTTATCCATTGACACAGCTTGCGATTTTGTTAAGGCAAATTATTCAGACAGCTTGCAGAACGTCATAATGTGCCATCTATCAAGTGAAAATTCTGATAGATATAGTTTTATCGAGAAGCTGAAAAAAGTTGCTTGCGGGGCAAATGTGAGTGTTGCAGAAGCCAATAAAGAATGGATTCTAAAAAATCCGAATGAATGTCCGTTTTAGAAAGGAGTAAACAAGCATGAAAGTCAAAGAATTAATCGAAGAATTAAGCAGATACAATCCTAATGCAGAGGTTGAATGTACATATAGCAATGATACGTTTAACATTAATGAAATTGTGGATAAAACGTTTGCAACATTTTATCCTACGGTACTTATAGAGCTTGAAAATCAAAATTTGAAAGGAAACTAGAAAACATGATTAAAGGCAGAAAAGTCTATGACCCACTGACAGATACTTGGAGTACTGGATATTGGATTGTGGACGACAAAGGAAATTATTAGCCGGTGTGGTAGAAAGGAGCAGAAATGAATATCGATGATTTTATAAAACGTGCGAAAGAAAAAGCAGAAGAATATAAATATCGTGCGAGCTTTTTTGAGAGCAGTAATCCCATGAATACAGCTTGCATTAAAGTCGCAAAAGACCATGAACAGTTAGCTGAATGGCTTGAAAAATCCAAGGAATATCAGCAGCTAGAGAAACAGGGAAAGCTAATCAAGATACCGCTTGAAGCGTACTGTATTGTGGATTTTGAAGTACGAAAAGGCTTTGTATTAGAGGAAACATATCATATGAGTAGAAAACCTTTGCTAGTTGTTCGATATGATGATAACACTCTCAAAAGCCATAGTGGATACTTAGGAATTTCAGTATTCCTCACAGAATCCGAAGCAGAAGCAAAACTGAAAGAATTGAGAGGTGTAGAAAATGAAAGTAGTAATTGACATACCTAAAGATTTCACAGGAGATTATATTGCTGACAAATTCAAAGATTTCTTTTCAAGGGTTATTGCGGATATTGATTGCAAAGGTATGTGTGGTAGATACGAGAAAGAAATTGCTGAAATGTTTTTAAAAGCATTTGATGATAGCGAAGAAAAGATTTCTTGCAACTGCCAGCACAACAGCAATTCGAGAGATAATGAGTCTTGTTGCAAATGTGGTAGAAAAAAGACCAATGCCGACAGAATAAGGAATATGTCGGGTGAAGAATTGGCAAAATACATTTACGATGTGTCTGAACATTGCGCAGACTGTGTTGTGTGCGGCGATGACTGCGACAGCTGCGATGGTACAGAAGATATTTGCGTGCCAAAGATTGTTGAATGGTTAAAAACAGAAAGCGAGGATTAGAAATATGATTAAAACTGAACATGGAGTAGTAATTGTAAAAGGCAACATTGTTGAACTTATGGCAGACTTAGGGATTATTATTTACAGTTTGAATAAGGATATAACTGCAAAGACGGACGAAAAGTGCGCTAAAGAACTGCTTGACATGGCTTATAAAGAAGCGTTTGTAGAACCGAAAACAGAGAAAAAAGCTGAAACTAAAGAACTTCAAGAATTATTAAATCAACTTGCTAAAATTTTATCAAAATAGAAAGGACATGGATTATGAATAAAGTAATTTTAGTTGGTCGGTTAGTACGTGACCCCGATGTAAGGTATTCACAAACTGGGAATGGCAATATGGCGGTAGCACGGTACACATTAGCTGTTGACCGTAAATTCAAAAAAGAGGGCGAGCAGAATGCAGATTTTATTAATTGCATTGCGTTTGGAAAATCGGGAGAATTTGCCGAAAAATATTTCTTTAAGGGAATAAAAATTGCAATCAGCGGCAGGATTCAGACTGGAAGTTATACGAACAAAGACGGTCAGAGAGTTTACACGACTGATGTAGTTGTTGAAGAACAGGAGTTCTGCGAAAGCAAACAGAATCAGCAGAGTAACGGCATAATTCAGCCGAATAGCAATGTTGACAGCGATGGATTTATGAGTATTCCCGATGGAGTGGAAGACGAAGGTTTACCATTTAATTAAGGAGGCGTGAGTATGACAGAGAGTGAAGCAATTAAAGAGTTTCATCAGAATATTGATATGCCATTTGGAAGTAACATATCAAGAGAAGCGTCTGAACTTGCAGTATGGGCGCTTGAAAAGCAGATACCAATGAAACCTATTTTAAAAAATGGAGAAAACGGGAGTTTTGTTGATTATGAAAATGGACACGGAGAATACAAAGTAACAAAATGGCAAGATTGGGTATGCCCTATTTGCGGTTGGTTTGTCGGACAGAGATATAATCGGTCTCAAAACCATTCACA